TAAACATGGTTAGTGCAAAGAATAGTTGTTTGAGTTACTGCTCCTAGATTAGTACAGGTCTGCATTAATGACTTCATAGCACGAGCCTTAGTACCCATATCAGATGAAGTGCTATCTTTACCCATTCTAGCTAATTCAAGCTCTGATTGAAGATTGCCTAACGAATCGATAGCGACAATAAACTTACCTTCTAGCTTCTTTTCTTTAACTGAGGTAAGGAACTTAAACAAAGCATTGCGTGTTTGTTCAATACTGATACATGGTACATACTTTACCTTACCAATATCAAGACCAAGTCGAGCGGCACCCTCAGGATCAATAGCGTTCTCTGTATCAAAAATTACAGGTATAAGGCCTTCTTGTTGTGCTTTAGCGAGAATCTTCTGTACAAATAAAGATTTACCGGTCATGGATTCTCCAGCAAGCATAGTTACACGTCCTTTAGGAATACCTCCATGGATAGACCCTGAGATAATAGCATTAAGTACATAACTACCCGTATCGACCCATCCCCCCACGCGACTAAGCGTACTATCACTTAAGAAAGTAGCAAAAGGATTTACATCATCAATCTCATTCAGAGCACTTAAAATATCTTTATCCATAAAACTATTATAAATTACAATAAAAAAAGATCAATAAAAAAAGATCAATAAAAAACCTCTAGACCTTAAGGTCTAGAGGTTATTTTTTTAATAAAAATTAATTATTATTATTCCTCTTCATCAAACAATTTAACAACTTGAGGGTCGCCTTCTGGTGATACAGGCTGTGGATTGTTGATGTTATTGTATTGTGAAATAATTCTCTCATCAAGCTCAACTTCAGACAAGACAATACTTCCTTTATTGAAAGTCCAGAAATTTTTATCTCTAGAATCCTGGCTCAAGAATTCCATAAACATATATGGGAAAGATTGAACTTGCAACTGCCCAGTTTGTGGGTTAGGTTGAACATGAATAATAACAGGATTATCCAAAGTGAGGGTAGTTTCGTTCTGATCCTTTACCGAACCAATAACTGTTCTACCGATGTGATCTACAATAGTTATAATTTTACTCATATGTTATAATTTATATTATTATTTTTTAATTTCAACTTTTTCTTTAGGTAAATTTTTATCTAATTCATCTCTCCATACTAATAGAGAACGTCGCATTTGTTCAATGCCTGAGTGGTTGTTAGTACCTGAACCGTTATCAAGACCCATCATAATATCTGAAACGATCTTTAAAACGGAATTAATTCCATTAGCCTTACCTCTAAAATAAGCAGGATGTGCTTTAGGGGTATCATCAAGTGCGGGTCTATCTAAGTATTCCATAGAATTAATTATTTACAGATATATTTTAATCAACTGAAAAGTTCGAAGAGCTCTGTCTGAACGTTATCTGTAGGCTTTCTTATTTGCCATTTTACGTTATCGTAAAATCTTTCTATAGAATTATAAAGAATCTTTTCAAACATTTTTTCATAATCTATCTTAAAAATATCATCGTATTCTGCAGGCCTGTTATACTTAAACCCTACAACATCAATACCGTACTTGTTAGGTTGAAGAGTGTAATAAAACCTAATTTTATCTCCCGATGAAATTTCCTCATACTTTTTATCTACACCTAGTTTTTTATTTATGAAGTTATGAAGGTATGCTGCTTTTACGTGAACTGGCGTTCCTTTTGCTATACTAAACTCCTTACACTTTGTAGCATATTTATCGTAACCCTTCACACCCATAACAAACGCAATGTCCTCGATAGGTAGAGTCTTAAACACTTCATATGTTTCTTTTAATAAATTATTTGTTTGATGATGCGATTGCGTGAGAAGCATAGTCTCTATTATCTTCTTAGCGTAGGGCTTAACCGCGTTAGGCATAGAGGTTCTAACTACCTCTACTCCAGTATATTTAAACTTATCTACCTTGATACCCTCGTCGTCAAGTATATGCATTACATATCTCTTCTTTTGCAAGAACAGTCCGACATCTGCTATACACTCTCGCTTAAAAACAAATCTACTATCTTTTGTCAGTAGAGTCTTTTCCGCCCATGATGTAATGTTATTATTAAGATGATCTTCAATGTCTTGTACGACATTATAAAACTCCGGATTAATGTCGTTTTCCTTTTTAATAGGTACACGGTCTTTAATACAATCTAACGAGAAGTAGCATGAGTCAGTATCAGAATAAACCCAGCTTTGCTCTAGGGTATTTTTATCAGTAACATCATACTTAGTAGTAAGATAACCCTGAAGTAGCTTTCCTGCTTGTTTAATAATTGCCTGTCCTGTTAAGGTTACTGAAGAGGCAATATCATCATCTCCAATTGGTGCCTGCTTGTTACCCATATATCCATATGCTGAGTTGATAAGAATCTTAATAACCATTTGTTTTGTATTAAGTCTTTCAACTTCATACTTTAATGAAGTATATTCCTCGTCACTTGGCTTGAGTTTGGAAAGCTGTTGTTTGGTCTCGAATAAATCCTTTTTAATCTTAACACGCTCATTATAATAATAATCTAGAAACTCTGGAATAATGCCTTTCTTCTTTTGCGTAAAAAGAAAGCCTGCTTTAGTTATTGAACATTCTTCTGTCTTAATAAACGTATTAAATTTATCTGGTGCTAGCTCTATACATCTTCCTGAAACGTGATATATGTTGATATTACCGTTATTGTTTTTTTCTACTCGCCCTATTTTAGTTTCAGGAGATAGATTTAAAGAAATCATAACGTTAGGATATAGAGAGTTCGCATCAAATGACACAACGTTATTTTTGAAACCGCTTTTAGGTTCAGCTACATACGCACCAGGATTTTTTCCAGCTCCCTGATTTCTAATAAAGGTAGATAGCACTTCTTTACGTTTTCTAGCTCTAATAGTTAGAGCGCCATTAATTACAGATATGGTACCCATTGCACCTTCGAGTGTCGTTAGACCTACATACGCTAACATTCGTAACAATACAACATACTGCAATTTCTCTTCTAATCTAACGAGGAGATTGACGTCTTGAATGTTATAATCCACGAACATTGTCCAATCTGTATCAGCTAAAGTAGACAGATTCATGTCACCGTAGTCAACTTTTCTCTCTCCTAGTTCAATTTCGCCGATAGCGTCTAGCTTGTAAGACTCTCTCAACTTAAGGCAAAACCTTCTATAGATATCAAGATAGTCAATACACGATATACCTTCTATGTAATATCGTTTTTGTTGTCTCCCGAATTTGCCCATAACTTCACGGTGGTAAATATTACCGGTGGGTGATAAACGATTTACATACTCTTGTCCGAGAATCCTCTCACATCTATTAATGATATAAGGTATATCGAAAAATTCCGAGTTCCATCCGCTTAGCACATCCGGGTAATCACTTTCAATATATTCAATAAACTTAATAAAGAGGTCTCTCTCATTTCTGCAATGAGTATATTTTACTTGTTTATTACTACCAGTGTATGGCTTTAGTCCGAAGGTATGAAACTTCTTACTAAAATTGTCATAACAAGTTATAACGTTAACAGTATGCTGCGGGTCATCTACATCAGGAAATGAATCTACTGAATATGTCTCGATGTCTATAAATGTTATCTTAAGATCGTTCTTTGTAAATTCCGGCTTTTCGTTTTCTGTCCAAAATGTATCTAACAGATATTGCTGTACTACTGGTAAATTTTCGTATACTCTCTTAATGCCAGAATCTTGAATAAATTTATTGCGTTCGTATCCGTTATTAAATATTTTCTTTTTAGCTTTTGTACCAAAAATGGTTTTCTTTTCTCCATTATTATCTTCAATATAGAGATACGGAGAGACCGATACATCGTAATGCACGCGCTTACCTTCTGTATCCCAAGTAAATAGCCGAACGGATTGCGTTCGGCTACTATATACACAGTTTCTATACGCCATATAAAGCTATTATAGCTTTACGAAAGATGAATTCAACTATTCCATCTCTTAAGATATTTTCTCTCTGATGATCCATACGGGGTGTTAAGAGCCTCAAGATGGCATCCAATGTTTTCAGGTCTTTCTAAGAAGCGCTGTTCACCGATGCTTCTAAAAATATCAGTGTTTCTATAATAACCAGCTTTATCTTTAAGAATTTTTTCTAGCTTATATTCTAAATCATCACCTGTTTTAAACTTAAGAAATTCAGGAGCATTTTTATATGTTTCCATGTCTTGAACTAGGCATGGTAATCCAAGTACGCATGATTCGATAAATTTAATATCTGATTTTGATCTATTAAAGCTATTGTCAAGTAATGGAGCGATCATAATCTGAGCATTTAATCCGGTAATGAAGCGAGGATAATCTGCAAGTGATTGCCAAGGATGAAATTCTACTTTACCAGCTCTAACAAGGTTTACTAAACCTGGAGGAAAGGAGCCAACAAATACCCACTGGTATTTATCTATAGTTTTTCTAACTACGTCAATAACATGTGAGAAATCATCTACACCATTATTTTTGTTATCAACATCATAATGAGCTCCTGACCCGGTATAAACTATTCTTGGCTTCTTTTTATTTTTATCATAGTTGTTCCAAACTTGATTTTTATTATACAAGTGACCCATCCAAGAATAAGGAACAAAGTTTGGAATTACTGTTACTTCCGTCTTACCTGTTTTTTCTTGATAGAGCTTTCTCATATACTCACAAGTAACGGTAACTTCATCGCAGAGATTTATAATTTCAATACAATTTGATCTAATTTCGTCATTATCAAACGCAAATTTAAATTTATTATAATCGGGAATTTCTTCTCTAAATACAACATCATCTACTTCATATATAATTTTAAAATTATGTTCCTTTTGTACTTCTTTAAGATACTTAATAAACTCTTTCTGGTCGGTAGAGGCCTGTCTCTGAACTTTAACACACTTGACGCCTCTATACCATCTTGGATCAAATACCATAGCTGTAAGTGAGCTAGAGCAACCAGCCCCAATAGCGTTAATTTGAAGCTCTGGCCATAAAATACGCCAAAACCCGCACCCAGAATAATCAGCTAAATAATTTACATATCTAGGTAAAGATAGCTCTCTAGGCTGACTATCGTCAACTTCTTGTTTTCTAGAAGAATTAAAAATCGGACTTACAATAGGTTGAGCAAAAGGACTTGCAAATGGACTAACGAACATAATTTTATTTAACTTAAAAATCTAAATAGTCAACCCGTCTCGTTATACCATTTTCCTTTTCAAGAAAAATAACGTCACCGGTTACAGCTTTAATTGACTCCTTGCGATGTGATATTACGATCGAGCACTCATTAAGAGTATTAACTCTTTCTTTTAAAATATCAGTAATTAAATCTATGCCCTTTTCATCAAAAGAAGAGTCAAATAGCTCATCATAAATAGCTATATTGTAGCTTACACCTCCCTGCATACGCCTTATATCGGAAAATGCAAATAAGCATGCTAGATCTATAGACTTTCTTTCAGCACCTGAAAAATTAAAATAAGAACATATTTTATTTTTATCATTAACTATCTGCTCTTCGAAATATTCATCAAACACGCAGACAGAGTTAGAGTCTAATTTTTTAAGATAATAATATAGTTTATTATTAAGTAGTTCGAGAAGTTTGTTAACAATATAAGATTTAACTCCCTCTTCACTTATAACAAATTTAACTATATCCAATATACCGAGTTGTTTAGAAATATCTGATACAATAGAATTTAGTTCTTCTACTCTATTATTAGTCTCGGCAATTAAATCATCAAACTCTGTGTTATTGTTACTTATAGCTTCAATGTCTTGAATAAGTTCATCTTGCCATTTATTAAGCTGTGTAATCCGATTGTTAATATTTTTATTGCTTTGTATTTTTAAGCTTGTCTCATTTATTAATTTGTTTTTTTCTTGAATTGCGCGCTTAAGTTTGATCTTAGTTGTTTCTACTTCTTGTATTTTAGTACATATATCTTCCACCTCTTTAGCTATAGATACTATTTCATCCTTAATAATTTGTTTTTCGCGACTAATATGCTCCTTATCGTGATCCTGAATAGATCTTAGACATACAGGGCAACTATCACCCTCTGTACCCATCTTTTTATATATTTCCTTTTTATGTATTATAGTAGCTTTTTTATTAGACGATTGACTTATGAGTTCATTGATAAGGACGTCACTACTAGTTAATTTTTCTTCTAGTTTATCAATAGTAATTTGTATATCATTTATATTTTGAATATCAGCCTCTTGTAAGAGTTCTTTATGTAGATCTTCAAGCTCTTTTGTGTTAGATACTTGTCTTTCTAGGTAAAGTTTCTTTTTATCTTCTTTTTTATCTAAAAGTTTTTGTTTTTGATTGTTATAGTTGAGAAGAGTTTTATTTATTTCTGTAATTTTAGCGAAATTTATATCATATTCTCTTTTTATATCATTATATTCCTGCCTTAAGGTAGAGATCATTTTGCTAAATACCTCCATTCCGAAAATATCTTCAATAAACTTACGTTTATCTATTTTATTTTTCGCCATAAAAGGAACGGTATTATTAACCGTCATAATAACACAATTTTGAAAAATTGCCGGTGAAGCGCTAAGTACATCACAAATATATTTTGTAGTATTAGCGATACTATCACGCGTCTTATCTACATCGTCTTTATAAACACTAACCTTAGTAGGAGATAGAGTACGTACAATGTGAAATTTATTGTTACCTTTAGGTGACTCTACGTTGAACTCTAACTCTACTTGCGTCTTACCTCCTGTAATGTTATTGGTAATAAGATCTTTTTTAATCTCTCTCAAAGTTTCACCGAAGATGGCAAAATAAATAGCATCCGCCACTGTTGACTTACCAACAGCGTTTTGTCTATCAGGCTTGTCTTTATTATTACCAGTTAATATATGCAGTCCCTTTTTAAAGTCTACAGATACTGGTTCAGTACCTACAGATAAAAAATTCTGTATAGTTATTTTAGTAAAAATTATTTTTTTCATGCAATACTTTTATTGTATAAATCTAGAGTATACTTTAGTATATTGCTTTTATCCTCTATATCAAGAAGATTTATAAATTCTTCAATTGCACACGATATATCTATACCAGAAAGATCCTTTTCATTATTATCATTAGAAATTTTATTGTATGCTAAATCATATTCTATTTGCAACGACTCTGGACGTAACAAGTTAAGCTTTGAAGTTAATACAGATAGATCTTCTTGTGAGATATTTTTATCAATCTTAAACTTGACTATATTATTAGCAAATGAAGATCTTATCTCAGAAGTTATGGTAGATGCTTCTACTAGATCACTAAGACTAATTTTCTTATAATGAGGTGAAACGGTATTTTCGTAAAACTCATACTCACTGGAATCGAGATCAAGTATATGGTACCCTTTAATGTTATCAACGTCTCCAAAATCCATTTGAAATGGATTACCTACATAGAGGATAGTACCGGCACCGTATTTTTTTTCATGCCTAAAATGAAAATGACCTGATATTACAAGAGGAGATTTACTTAAGAGGTCTTTAACACTTAACCCCTCTTCGCAATCCTTATAGGAATTCATTTTGAAGGTTTCAATTTCAAAATGACCGAAAATAATATCGCTCTTTTCTATTTCTTTTGTTGTTGTACCCCACGGGCACAGAGTTAAAGTTCTATCAAATGCGGTAATTGTAGTAACTTTGTCTATAACGTTAATATTTTTACTATTTTTAAATATTGATAGCGAGTTAACATCAGTTCTATGCTTGTAGTAAATATCATGATTGCCGATTAACGCTATAATATTAAAATCTTCAAATATCTTTAAGATATCTGCAGATACCTGAAGTGTATTAACAGATATTTCACTTCTATTATGATACCAATCACCGCAAAATATAATATCCTTTATATTTTGCTTTTTGAGCTCTTTACAAAACCAGTTTGCCCAAGTTATAGCAATATCATGCCATTGCGTGCTATTAGTATGAACTCCTAAGTGGAGGTCAGAAATAATAGCGACTCTAGATTTATTAATCTTGATCATAGAAATCATCGTCACCGATACCGACTGGTTTAACATATACTAGATTGTTACATGTTTTAGGATCGGACATTATATCTTCATAAACCTTTTCACGGTAATTTTTTTCTGCTTCGTGATGTCTTTTCTCTTTTTTAATGCGATTTACAAAAGCATTAAAAGCAATTGTTGTAAAGTATGAGAAAGGATTTGACTCGGCGCTAAATTTATATTTTTTACCCTTAAGAGCTGAATACATTTTAATGAGAGAGTCTCCAATCATGTCATCTTTGTAAGTATAATTAATGAAAGAACTGTTATAGCTTAACCCATAAGCAATCTTTTTAATATTTTCAGCGAGGTCGTCAGTTAAATTATCAGTTTCATAATACCTACGTAAGGACTCTTTAAATTCGACAGGATCTACGTAGTAATTTTCTTTAGACATAACTATATACTATATTACTATTAATATATATCAATATTTTTTTCCGAGTACACAATCTTTTCCGCGTTATAAATTTGTTTTCTTTTTTCAGAGTGTAGATTGCCGTAGTGTAAGTTGTCGCTTAAATCTATTATAACGAGCTTACTCTTATCTTTATGCAATCTCAAGCCTCGTCCAATAGATTGCACGGTTCTAATGAACGACTTACCGCCTGATACGAATAAAATATTATGGAGGTTTTTAATATTAACACCAGTTGAAAAGATAGCGCTGATAGCAATGCATATTACATCATTACTATCTTCCATTAATTTTTTAATTTTTTCTCTCTCCTCTATATCTACATCTCCTCTAATAAAAAAAACCTGTTTGTTTACACAAGTATCTTTTATAACACTAAGTAATATTTCCCCGTGAGATATATGGTTAACAAGTATAAGAGTATTGTTGTTGAGCTTATTACTTAATTGCCCTATAAATTTATTACGTTTTTCGTGAGTATATAAAAAATTAAGCTCGTTTCTATATTCACTATCAGTGATATTTAAAATTAAAGGAGACTTATAATTTAAATTAATAATTTTTACTTCAACATTAGTAAGATAACTTTCTAAACGTAATTCGTGACTATTTTTTTCATACAATATAGGTCCTAATTTACCTATAATGAACCACTTATCCATATAATTTTCTGGAAGTGTACCAGTAAACCCATATCTATTATTTGTTTTAATAGCAGATATAATTTTACTTATTTCATTAGAAGACTTAACCTTGTGACACTCGTCTACTACCAGTAAATCGACATACTTCACCCACTCGTTATCTTTAAATTGAGATAATAGTATTTGAATGTTACATATTATTACATTACTTGTTAAATCTGGTTTATTATTACCTGTCCATTTTGTAATTTTGAAGGTTATACCACTAGATATAAATTCATCATAGGTTTGCTGAACTAGTCCCAGATCTGGAACTATCATTATACATTTAAAAGTAGTACTGTTACGTGAGTTTTTATAATAATTCTCAATTAAAGCTGCGGTGGTTAGTGTTTTTCCTGCACCGGTACCTAACACGCACGTACCCCAACCGGTTTTAATAGCTTTCTCTATAACCTCTTCCTGATAGTCACGCAATTTAAGGTTGAATTCCTTAAAAATAGGGTACGTCGAGCCGCAATTTAATACTTCTTTAAGTTTTTCTGTTAAAACTATATTATTTGTGATTTGATTAGCTATTAAATACTTTTTTATTTCCCAAAATAGGCCTAAATCACATAAACCTGTTGGGGTAATAGCATATTTACGAGTTGGTAACTTTATTCTTCTTGAACCAAATCTTCTTTGTATAAAAGCTGCATTTTTATCCTCTACACTAAAATACTCGCGTAAGTTCTCATAAATGTTTATATCTTCACACTTAACAATTAGTTTGCGATTGGTTTTAGTATAGTCAAAGGTAATCATAACTGCTCAAGCTTCTGTATTTCTATGATATTTTTAATATCATAGCCCATACCCGACATAATTTTTTCAATCTTTTCAAGATACTCTATAATAAATTCGTATTCCTTTATAGAGTCTGCTAATAATGTCATATCTTCTGAGGCTTCTGCTGCTATTTCTGCAGTCTGCTGAGTTAATTTTACCGGAGCCTCAGCAATAATTTTTGTAACTAAAGCTTTTTTTAAATTTTTCTTCTTTTTAAGTAAGGATTGAAGTGTTATTTTTGCATCAATTAACCTTGCAGCCCAGAAATGCTTGCGTGATGGTAGTTTTAATTGCATCTCTTTAATATTAAAATCTGTAATTAGTAGATCCGGACCAATTTCTTCTTTATATCTTTTTAGCAATTCCACAGAATTATTATAAATACTTATTGAAGTGAAATCAACTGTAACATTTAAACAATTTTTTTATGAAAATATGACTGCAGGTGCAGTTCTAGGCGGTACCGGGGGATTTTCACCTGATAATATATCTGGCTCAGATTTTTACGCACCTGGTGATGTAAGAATACCAAAGGGGGGAGCGGTTTATACTAGAGCAGGTAAGCTTAAACGTAAAAAGCGCCATAAAAAAAATAAATCTAAAAAATAATGGATTTAGGACACTGGAGTACTAGTCTTATAATTGAAGAGGGTATTACACCTTACGGGTTTATTTACAAAATAACCTGTTTAGTAACAAATAAAAAGTATATAGGTAAAAAGCAATGCCAATCCGTCCTTAAGAGACGTCCGTTAAAAGGTATGAAAAACAAAAGGCATGAAATAATAGAGACAGATTGGAAGTCTTACACATCTTCTTCGCGTGAGCTTAATGAAGATATTGCAAAATATGGTAAGGAAAATTTTAAATTTGAAATATTAGAGCTTTGTGATTCTAAATTTGCACTAGCATACAGAGAAGCTAAAATTCAATTTGAAGAGGAGGTGCTATTACGAGATGACTATTATAACGGAATCATTAATCTCAGAGTGTCAAAGCCAAAGCGCTATCTGTCTTAATGAAGTATTAAATAGTGCATATAATAAAACCACGTCACAATTAATAGATTTAAATTTATCTTTTGACGCAAATAATAAAGATGTACAAAAACTATTAAAACATAATCTTATTATTGAGTTGTGTGAGTTTAAGAAGACTATATTACAATACTCTCATATGTTTATTAAAAGAGAAGAGTATACTGAGGAATATCTCAAAGTAGTTGATGAGATTGCTAACAAGATGGAACTTTTTAGAGTTGAAAAAAGTACTAATTTTGTAAAAAATTTTATAAAATACCTAAAGAAAAATGGATTTACTTATTTAAGTAGCGTTTATCTAAAGCAAGTTAGTAACAAATTAGCTTTATTTAGATAAATATACTTATGAGTAAGTTTCTGAAAATAGTAGGTGAAAATCTAGCAAATATAGATAATCCTCAAGCAATCTTCTACCTTAAGCTTGTAGATGATAAGGGAAATGATATTGGATATGAGCCAATTCAATTAAGAGGTACAACATACGCAGATGAAGTATTTGCTAAGATACAAAATGCTATCAGTAAGGGTTCCGATTTAAGCTCTACCCCAGAAGAAGATAATGAGATTTATGCAGGAGCAGAAGCCCTGAGTGATATGGGCGACAAAGATACAGCAGCAAGACTTAAGAGACTAAAAGATATTGCAAGAATAAAAAGACCTATAATTAACCCGGCAATTACAAAATTAGCAGACAGCTTATCAAAACTACAATAATGTCTAAAACACTACAACTTATATCTAGGTATTATAAGCTACTAGGGGAGCAGGCTCCTGAGGAGCAAATAGATGCAGGTGCACCAGGTCAAGCGACGCCAGTACAACCCAAACAACCTACTACTTTAGATGAAAATGAAAAGTACGTAATCAAGATTCTCACCAACTCGTTTATTTTCAACCCTACTCTATTTGATAAAGAAAAACAAAAGTATGTCTTTAATAAAATAGATCAAATAAAAGGAATGGTAAATGTTACTGTAGCTAAAATAGTAGATGAAATTAAAAAAGTTATAGCTATAGATAAAAGCTTGAGGATAGAGTCAAAGACTCTTTCTTTATTAAATAAATTCACCCTGTTAATGGAACAGCCAGCTGACGCTACTGAACCTCAAACCGACACGCCACCAGTAACTAAGGGTGAAGTACCTCAACCGGTAGGTTCAAATTTAAACAAGAATGGAGGATTAAATTTAGCGGAAATCTTTCCACTCTATAAAGAACTAATACTTAAGGCCCTAAAGCATGCTCCAACAGATGATGAGCTCATGATAATAAAGCCTGTTGTAAATGAGTTTGCTGATTCAGATCCAGAAAAAATAGTAGAAACTATTCAGAATATTTTAAGTCAATCCCTAGAAGATAAAGAAGTAGAAGACAACCTAAGCAATGCCTAATTGGAATCTTGAAAAACTTTATATAGATGAGGAAGCAAAAAGGACGAAAAGCTTAATAAAGCAAATATATCTAAAATTGATTTAGGAACTTCTGAACTTGAAAACATATTATCACAAAATGATTAATTTCCGTCAATATTTTAACATTCTACTAGAGGGAGGTAATGTGTTTAAACAGTACCCTACTCAGCGCATAAATTTATCAGACATTAAGCCTACAGTAGATTTTTTATCTAATATAGTAGGTACTAATTTAATGAAGAATCTCTTAGGTAGTACAGGTAAGCGAGAGTCTTCCGGCGATTTAGATATAGCTATAAATGAAAATAAAATATCTAAAGTTCAACTCTATGATATTCTTGCTAACTGGTGCATGGAGCGAAACTTAAATCCTAAGGATTATATTGCAAGATCAGGTATAAGCATTCATTTTAGAACCCCTATATCAAATAAAGACAGCGAGTATGTACAGACTGATTTCATGTTAGTATCCGATATTAATTTTGCAAAATTTGTACTAGCGAATGATGAGCCCTTTCCTTTGAAAGGAGCGTATAGAAGTATAGTTTTATCCAACTTAGCAAAAAATCTTAATTTAAGATGGAGTGGCTTAAAAGGCATTACAGATAGACAAACAGGAAATACTATTGAAAATAAAGATACAGATAGGGTTGCACAAATATTGTTAGGTGATTCTAATGCTCGTACAAGGAATCTTTTCAACATAAAATCCATTATATCCTTTTTGGTTAAAAAATATAAAGATATAAACATAGTAATGTCGCTTTTAGATGAAGCTAGACAAACGATTCAAAAAGACGGAGTCGATATATTTGGTGACATTAATATTGTTAGTGAGAGTACTGATGTAACAGGGCAGAGAGTAGGGGTACAGCATTTATACTCAGAATATAAACCAGATCAATATTCAATGGATTTTGAGAACTTCGTAAAGCTTCTTGATGCACTAGAACAAACCAACGGAGTTATACAGCCTGGTAACTCTAGTGTATCAGAAAAAGCAGATGGTATGTCAGTGAAATTTGGCGTAACACCAGATAATAAATTTTTCCTACAGGGTAGCTACTCTGGACCAGTTACTGACGGTAGCTTTAAAAATAAAATAAGACACGAGCCTACAAGACGAGCATTTGAAGAAAATTTTAATAAAATCAAGAAATTAGTTTTTAAGTCCTTATTAAGATATAAAAAAGATCTAAATTTAAATGGTATAAGAGTTCAAGCAGAATGGCTATATTCGCCTTTTGCTCTATCACGCGACGAGGCTCCAGGGATTGTCTATTTTGTAGCAACTAATTACGAGAAAGATAAATTAGGCGTATGGTCTACCTTCCCTCTCATAGGCGTTACAGATTATGAGGGCTCAGAGATTTCTAATGATGTCGTTGAGGATATAACTAGAAGCCTAACAGATTTATCAAATGATAGTGTTAAGTTCATCCCTCTTGGTATTGATGTCTTCGAGCCTATTAATTTAAAATACGAGACAGATAATGCAGTACAAGAAATAAAAACATTCGAGTCGCAGAATCCTAATTATGAAGAAGTACTATATAATAATTCGAGAAAGAGAGAAGATCAAATAGCCAAAAAAGCCATGAGATCGCACCTGATTAAAGTTCTACTACCCTACCAACGTAGAATGCATACAAAAATACTTCGTAAGCTCGGAAAACTAGCAGGTAAGTTAGGTGATTATGAAGGGTTAGTTATAAAAATATTACAGGCAGACGAGGTATTTACATTTAAGGTAATATCTCCTACTTTCCATAAAAATAAAGGACGTATATGATAAATTTTAAGTTATACTTCGAGCAGAACAAGGAAACAGTGGCAATTTTTCCAGGCGGATTTAAGCCACCGACAAAGGGTCATTTTGAAGCATTAGGTGAATTACTAAAAAAATCAGATAAAGGTGTAGTATTTATAGGTAAAAGTCCTCGTGATGGTATAGATCAAGAAATGTCATATTTGATATGGAGTATATATGCTCCCTACTTATCTAGACCTGTCGAAATTTATAAAAGTCCTGTTACGCCTTTAAATTCTACCTACGATTATGCATTAGCTAATCCTGACTTAAATATCGTAGTTGGCGCAGGGCCAGAAGATAGTGCGAGATATAATTCATTTCGTAAAAATCCTGAAAAATATCCTAACGTTCAAATAATAGATATACCTCTAAGCGGTGAAGGTGTAAGAGGTACATCAACAAGAGAAAAAATAATGTCTAAGGATCCTTCATCATTAGATTTCTTCGTACCAGAAATTATTAAGCAAACAGATAAGGAAAGAATTAAGAAGATATTAGGTATAGCATAAATAATAATATGTCTAAAAGAGAAGATTTAAAGATGTTGTCAGAAGCTTATAGCGATGTAGGAGGTATATCTCTCACACCTTCAAGCATGTTAGGAGGTAAGCCTGTAATGATAACTATGGATATGCCTGGTGCAGAAATAGATCATGAAGGGCATGAGTCTCACGAAGAGGAGCACATGGAGCATGAGGGTGAGAGTGACCCTAGCGAGATAGAAATGGCATCGGCAGAGCTTCATAAGATTGCAGAATATGCTCCAAAATTAAAAGAAATGGTTCAGCAGATGTCAGGTCTAGAGGGTTGGATAGCATCGAAAATAACTAAAGCATCGGATTATATATCATCTGTTTATCACTGGATGGAGTTTAAACAACACGAGGGAGGTGAGACCGGTGGTTGCAATCACGAGGAAGAGGACATGTATAATACAGGTCATGAAGATGCAGGTTGCTCCTATGCAAAGCAGGGCTGCACTTGCGGAGGTTGTCCAGAATGTCACTGATGAAAAGTTTTAAGAAATTCTTTGAAGCTACGGTTATAGGCCTTATTGAAAAAATAGAGCTTGCTGGTATTGGCTCGCTTGAAGCTAAGATAGATTCTGGTAATGGAGCCTATAATGTGTTACATGGCGAAAATATAACAAAGCAAGGTAATAAGGTAACCTTTACTACCATAGGAGGTAAGAGAATTATAAAGGACGTTCAGGATACAATTAATATTAATGTAGGTGCAGGTCACGTAGAGGAAAGACCGGTTGTTACTTTTAGAATGAAGTTTGCAGGTACGGAATTTGATAATATACCTTTTAGTATTGGTAACAGGTCGCAGAACGAATATAAAGTTCTTATTGGTAAGGACTTTATTAAGCAGCTCGACGCTTTGATTGATGTAAATTCAAATCATATTGCCGGGGATCAGATTGAAGTTGATTATACCAACTAGGAGATTCTCTTCGCGTCCATAATGCGAAATCTTTATCGTGTATGATATAATTTCTGTATTGTTCTACTGCTGTAAGACTATCAAAATTAGGAATTACTTTACGACAAATGCAATCTACTCCTATTGCAATAGCGTATGGTGTAAGAGTAGTTTTTTCAATCGTTGTATTGTGTAAATTTTTACTGCACCATACAATAAATTCCTTCGTAAAGTGCTCAGCAGAATTCGGCCATCTAAACATTCTCTCTTCAAATTGCTCTAGAGTATGATTAACCAGCCACATAAAGTTATCTTTAGATTCGCGAGCCCATATAGAGCATTGATGCTTTGAGTATCCTTTACCAGATTTACGCGGTTTACCGGATTTTGTTCTCGGTGTAGAAGGATGATCTAAAATATCTTGAGGAAAAGCATGAGCTAACATAATAGCTCCCTCAATTTGCATTTTAGATCTAACATGTTTATCACAAAGATCCCGTGCTGCTAACACGGGATCTTCATTAGTAACAAAAATATTCATACGGTAGTATGACTAAGTTCCTATTTATCTTTACTAAATTCTACAAATTTATAAAACTCAGATCTGCTATTATCATTATTATCAAGAAATGCTCCAGACATCTTTGCTGTTCTCATCGAACTATCATGCTTAATACCTCTCAAAGCGCAGCAAGTGTGATTTGCCTCAATCATAACAGCTACACCTTGATTGTCTTTACACACATCATTAACGAAGTTATGAATTTGAATTGTAAGATTTTCTTGTACTTGAGGGCGCCTTGCAAACCAATCAACAATACGATTAAGCTTACTAAGGCCTATAACTTTTCCTGTTTTTGATGGAATATACGCTACGTGAGCTGTACCAGTAAAGGGAAGCCAGTGATGAGCGCAAATAGAGGTCATCTTGATATTATTCTGACATACAATACCGTCATACTGATCTACATTATCGAAGGCGGTAATGTTTGGCGGTGGAGTAAAACAACCTGAACAGATATCGTTTACAATAGCTTTAGCTACACGCCTAGGCGTATCAATAGAGTTTGGATCGTTTCGAAAATCAAAACCTAAAACATTCATAAACTTACCAAAGTGCTCGGAAGCTTTAGTAATGCGTTTATTTTTTTCAGATTCGGTCAATACAATGTTACTGTTTGAGAAGGGAATATCATTCATTACATCTAATATATATGTCAGTATCCATAAAATCAACCTAAAATCAAATTATTTTAAAACTGCAGAAAAGTGATGGTGCGAGCATAAATATTATTACTATTATGGAATGTTTGGTTTGTAATCGAAAGTTAAAATTTATTAATAATACTCACTTAAAGCAGCATAATATGACTATTGAGGAATATAAGCTGAAGTTTAATATATCTAAAGTTGTAGACGAAAAACTAAGATTTACCCGCGTTAACTACTGCCGCGGTAAAAGTTATGAAGAGAGATTTGGTAAAGAGGTTGCATCGAGAATGAAAGAAATAAGAAAGATAAAGACAACACATCAGATGACAGATTTTAAGCAAATTCAAATACGAAAGAAAAAATGCGGTAATTACAAAAATCCAGGTCTGAGAAAAAAACGTATTAAAGAAGCTGCTAACAGACTAGAAACAAAAATAAAGCGTAGAATTTCTATGCATAAGCTCTTTGAAGCTGGCTATATGACTTCGAGATTTTCTAAGCCTGCATATGAGTTTATTAGAGAGTATATCAGTAATAACAATATAAATGAAGATAAATGTTACTACTTAGGCGGTACAAATGACCGTGAGTTCTTTAATATAATAAATAAAAAATATTGTTTTTATGACCTTGTTATCTTTGATGATAATAAAGAAATAAATACAATTATTGAAATTAATGGCCCGTGGCACTATACAAAGCGAGACATTTTAAACGACCCGTGGAGTAAAGCTACACCGTATAAGAATGAGAAAACAACCAAGTATCAATCTTATGTATGGGATCAGCTAAAGTTATCTCGAGCAAAGAAAATATCTAAAAACGTTAAAGTATATTGGCTATATTCAAATATATTAGAAATCATTAAATGATTATAAATATATAATATAAATATGATGACTCAAAAAGATTTACTAAGTGAAGGTTTTTTAGATTCTATAAGAAGAGGAGCAGCTAAAACATTAGGAGGTGCTATAGGAGGAGTTGTGGGAGCAGCTAAACAGGTAGCAAAAGATGTAGCAGCGGCAGATACAAGTGCGAGTATATTCAATGTAGCAAAACAAGGCGCAAAGGGTATGGTTAGCGGATATAAAGCGGAAGCAGAAAGACAATTAGCATCAACTCCTGAATTATTCGTAGAAAACGAGCTAAAAAGTAAATATAGCTCTATTTTTGATCCTAAATCGATAAAAATTATTGAAAAGCAACAAGATTCGAGTGTTAACTTAGATCTTCGAGATTCTATTAATCCGAAAGAAACAAAGGGAAATAGATTTTTTGTATATTTCGAAGCAAGAAAATATAATGAAACAACGGGAAACTCTATTGAACAAATAGGTGGATCAGCACTAGTAAGAGGTGTTGCAACAGTATTAAGAGGCAGCGATCGTAAGTTTAGTTTGGTTGAGTTAAAAGATGAAAACGGTAATGCAATTACTACTAAAGATGACAGTATTATAAAAAATTATGATAAGTCAGTTGCTCCTTACATTGGTAGAATTACTAATCCTAGTTCACCTACACTAGATGAATATGCTACAGTCATTAAAAGAGCCTTTAATTTAAGTTCACGTGAATTAAAAGAAATAACAAGAGACAGTGGTGTAGTAAGCGTGTTAGATGCTTTAAAGGTTATAACCAATAAAGCTCCTGATGACATGCTTAATCAAGACGATATTAACTTAATTAAAAAAGTATTTAAGGATAACTTAATAGCAGAAAAAACACAAATTAATCTGTTAAAACAGTTGAATTTATTAAATGACTCATATAATAATAAGTATGAGTTATCAAAGTACAAAAATTATTGAGCTTGGTTCATGTGCATTTAGACAATGGCGTGCAACCCATTCAAATTGCAGATTCTTGCATGGGTATCAACTTAAAGCTAAGCTCTGGTTTGGAGGTTCGGCTCTAGATGAGAAAAATTGGATTGTAGATTTCGGTGGATTAAAGGAACTAAAGGCGAAGCTACAGCACGTCTTTGATCATACTACTACCGTAGCAGCTGACGATCCAGAGCTCGCAACGTTCGAGGAACTCGATAAGAAGGGAATTATTCAACTTAGAGTTCTTGAAAAGGGGGTAGGTATTGAAAGAGTAGCAGAAGTTGTGCATAGTATTGCAAATAGCTATATTAAATCTCTTACTAATGGTAGGTGCTGGGTTGATAAAGTTGAGGTATTTGAGCATGAAGAAAACTCTGCGACATTTACTACGCAGAGCACTTCAGTTAGTATGAGCAATCAAACTGTCACTCTTAATGACGTAACTATTAATACATCAACCAATACTGAACCCGGTGAGAGTATTACTAAGTTAGAGCGCGTAGAAGAAGATATAAAACCAGCACCAGCCATTAACACTAATGCTGCTCATGTAGGTCCTAATACCTCGCAAGGTCTAGGTAATATATTTGCAGGAACCTCCTGGGGTTGATTAACGTTTAGCTTCTAAAACATCAACAATAAATCGTAGGATTTTACTTCTTACAATTTCTGTTTCACCAAATTTAAATGCGTAGATTTCATTATCTACGCATTTTTCATTATCGAAGCGTTTAAATATCTCTTCGTATCCCGAAGCTTTACCAATGTCAGATTGCTTTAAATCACCACAAACTATATATTTTGTATTTTTACCAAAGCGTGTTAATATTGTAACTAGTTCACCCTTAGTTAGGTTTTGCGCCTCGTCTACTATAACTACAGAGTCATTAAAGGTTAAGCCTCGTACAAAGTTAACAGGTACTGCATGTATAATGTTACTAGACTGTAGTAACCCGCATGTACTATCATCTGTAACCTCTTTGACTTTCTCAATAAGAGGCATAGCATATGGTAAAAACTTATCATCTACCTCACCTGGAAGAGCTCCAATAGATCTAGACGCAGATTCTATCACTGATCTTATATAAGTTATACCTTTTGTTCTCTGATCTTTAATGAGCTCTAAACCTGCTAGTACAGCAATATAACTTTTTGCACTACCTGCAGGACCATCTACAAAGACCATATTGGTCTCTTCACGCTTTATACATTCATAAAACGCTTTGTGGTTAGTGTTGAAGTAGAAGGGCTTTTTAATTTTAAAATTAAAAAGCCAGTTTTTTTGAATAGAATTCTCAATTTCTGTTAATTCATCCAAACCTGCATTTTTACGCTTACGCGCAGGGGACTTGTGAGTCATGCATTAGTATTTATTCAAAAACACTTGATTCTAACTAATACTAGTACATAATATACATATGAGTATCGACTGTGATAAAGAAACAATCTTTTTAAGTGATGATCTTATTTTTTACACTCTTGAAGGAGAGGGTGAGTATATTGGTCGGCCTTCTGTTTTTATGCGAATGTCTATGTGTAATTTGAGTTGTTCCGGCTTTATTTCAGAAGCAGCACCATATGGTTGTGACTCGTTTATCTCTTGGTCAGTAAAGAATAAGAAGACATTTAATGAAATCTTTGATCTTATGGAGACCGGCAATCACGTCACTCACTTACGTGAAGGTGCTATCTGGAAGCTTACAGGAGGTGAGCCTATGATTCAGCAGAAACAACTACTTAAGTTTGTACAGGCGTTTAAAGATCGTTACAATTTTACACCTCGAATCGATTTTGAAACTAATGCTACTTTAATGCCGGATGAGCGATGGGTAACAGAGTTTAACGCTACGTTCACCACCTCACCTAAGCTTACAACTAACGGAGATCCAGAAGAGAAGACTTATAAGCCAGAAGTGCTTAAATGGCATAAAGAACATAATTCAGGATTTAAGTTTGTTATTAGCAGCTCAGAAGATATCGAAGAAATTTGGCGTAAATATGTAAAGGATAAAGAAGGTATTAATGTACCTCTCAACCGGGTATGGTTTATGCCATGCTGTGGTTCACGTGAAGAGCATATAGAAAAGGCGCCAGCTGTAGCCGAGTACGCTAAAGCAATGCACGTTAATTTCAGTCCGAGATTACATTTACTTCTGTGGAATCTAGCTCTCCGTGTATAATTGTTATGAGAAATGTTAATCTTCCTAAATCTCGAGTTTATATCCGTAAAGACGCTTTTGGTGGTAGTGTAGAAGAATTTGAGCCAGCGTGGCTGGTATCTGTTAGAGCATTAAGAAATCGCCCTTTCGTATTTCAGGTATGGGTAGACGCTTATGCGGCATGCTACGATAAAATACCTCCTCAGTGTGTTTATTGGCGCGAGCCAGAGAAGTATCATAATCCTCTACCTCTACATAAAATTCAAATGTGGGAATGCTTAAGTGGGTCTGTAGAACTCTGGCAAAAATTACAACTAGTTGATGTACCTATGCTTGTTAATCTTGGTAAAGGTGAACAGCCCGCTACAGGTCATTATTGGTTTACATTAGATTTCTTACCTGAAGGCAATTCCTTAGGTTTGCTTGATGTAGGAGATGTTGAGTTGTTGGAAGAGCATAAAGAAGGTAATGTAATTAAATTAGAAAATGGTCAAATAGCTATTTACCCTAATAATAGACTTAAATGGCTACCTGTATCATTAACACCGCAAAGTGCTATAAGTGAGATACCTAATTGGGAGGTAGCAACAAATGAAAAATGGGATGATTGGTGGGACGATTCAAACGAAATTCTTGGAGATGCTAAGTGGGCATATTAACTAATTTTTAGGTAAATAATGAAAGCCTATAAAACTTTAGTATTAAATAAATATTATTTTCCTGTTGCTGTAGAAGGTGTTCAAAAAACATTCGGAAATATATTTTCCGGTGCAGTAATACCTCTTGATATAACATATGAAGAAGGAGATGATGCTAGTGTTAATTTAGAGAATGTAGAATACTTCACAACAGTACCACATGTAAGTGACTGGCTATCACTCCATATACGACCGTATGACGATTATTTACAAACAGCTAGAGGACCTGTTAGAGTACCTCAGGTAGTAATATGTACAAACTTTGATAGAGTTATATTTAATAGAGTTCAGTTTCCTACAAAACATAATATCTATAAAAGAGATAATTACACATGCGTTTATACAGGTAAAAAATTAACAAAAGAGCAACTCAGTGTTGATCATGTGGTCCCAAAAAGTAAAGGGGGTAAAGACACATGGGAAAATTTAGTTACCTGTGATAGGCTTCTTAACTCGAAGAAGAGTAACAAATATTTGAGCGAAGCAGGTCTTAAGTTAAGATATAGACCTTATAAACCTAATAACGGACTTACATTTGATATCTATAAAGACGAGTGGTCTTCTTTCTTGAAAAATTGCTAATCTTTAATATATATTATTATGCGCATAGCTTTCTCAGGTACAGCAAACACCGGTAAAACAACTCTATTAAAGAACTTTTTAGCAGTATGGACAAACTATACTACACCTGAAAAGACTTATAGAGATCTTATCAAGGAAAAGAATCTACCACATTCATCACTAACAACAGTTGACACCCAGTGGGATATTTTAAATTTTATGATTGATCAACTTCAATCATATGATAAAAAATCTAAGGTAGTTTTTGATAGATGTCCGCTCGATAATCTAGCGTATACACTATGGGCGCACGATAAAGGTATTGAAGGCTTTGATAAAAAATATGTCGATAAATGTATTACTCTAACAAAGGAGTCAATGAGACATTTAGATATTATCTTTTTGCTCGAATATGATTCTTCTATTAAGATACAAGATGATGAGCTGAGAGATACTAATGTGGAGTATATTAAAGAAATAGACAATATATTTAAGGCTCTATTTGCACAGTACGAGCAAAATTACGACGCTGATATCTTCTTCCCGAAAGATGACTCACCTGGGGTAATAGTATTACCTGCTAATCCGCAAAGACGTATTGATATTATTTCGGAGTATATTGATACAGATGGAGATCTATATGGCGACGACCACTCGCTATTTAATCCTGAAAAGCTAGATGAGCTCGAGGCACTTGTAAAGCAACAAAAAGCAGCTCTCGAACAAGAAGAGCAGGAAAAAGAGCTATACAAAAAATTTGGACTAGCTTAATACTGTTCTATGGTTCCTGTAGATCCATAGGAATGTCTATCGCCATCACCAGACCATATAAGATACTGCTGCGCAGAACCATACGTCATACTAACTGCTTGTAGGTAGTTATAGCCAGGTGGTATTAAAGAATTAAATGTATTAGTACTTCCTCCATTGGTACAGGTTTCGGATATTGGCGTTCCAGGTAAATTCTGTCTTAGCTGAGCTACTGTAGGTGTATCTTGATTAAGAGCATAAGCATAATACCAGCATGCTACATATCCAACATAATGTATACTTGTTATACCTATGTTATTCTGTTCACGAGTAATAAAGCTTACCCTGTTACCAAATGCAGTGGGACCTCCAAACTTTTCAAAAGGCCCGTTAGTTTCTCCGGTTTTTCCTGCTGCTGTTGAAAGCCAGTATCTAATACCACCCGTTTCACCAGTACCTCCACTATCTATAATAGAAAATGATGCAGCTTCTTGATTATAAGCGTTCCATAACAATATTTTTGGACCACTACCTCCTATTTTAGGTGTTCTTCCGAAAGTAACTTCGGTTCTACCAGCGTCAGTTGTTCTTAAGCATCCTATCAGTCTTTTATTAGGCTCGGTATTAGATTTTATTTTAACACCATCTTTTTGTGGTAGATTAGGAGGAGGAGCCCCCGCCTTTGAATCAGACCAGTTTACAAATTCTAAATCTATAGTATCAGACGCTGATAAATAAAACGCAAAAATATCATAGTTAGTATTTGCTGCTAACCCTTCTAGAGACTTTCTATAAATATTTTTAACCTCTCTTAGCATCCATCTCTGTCTTGAAAGATCGAACAAACTTAGTTTATTGCCATTATATGGGTGCATCCATACATTAGAAATATTTGTTCTATCTCCAGATTCGATAGGTGTATTACCATCAAGTGAGAGTCTTATATTTGCTATACCAGGGTGTGTAATGCCTACTTCAGCACACAGAGCTCTTACATCTGTTCTTAATCCAGATATTGCCGCACATAGAGTTTGAACTTGCGACTCTAAAACGGTTATTCTATCTTCATGTCCACTTATAGTGAGAGAGAAAGTCATGTTATCCAACGTCCACAATACATCAGAATAGTCAATAATATTGGTACCCTCCGGTTGCTCTATAATTAAAAAGTCACCGCTGCCTATATTAGTAACCTGAGGAAGATCTAATATATTTGAATACGTTTTAGTTTCGCATGCCATGTTATATATATTTATTGTAGTTGATTTTTTTCACCGACAAATATAATTAAATTAGATGATTGTTAAAGGAGGAAGTATAGGAGTTGGTATCATAACTTGTAATAGACCAGATTACTTAAATAGCTTACTTGAATCACTTAAATTAAGTCTTTCATCTATAGATGAGCTTGTCATAGTAAATGATGGCAAATCTTTGGATCTACCTAGTGTAAATATAATTAATAACGAAAAAAACATAGGTGTAGCTAAGTCAAAAAATAAGGCTTTAAATCATTTATTAGATAAAGGATGTGAATACTTCTTTCTAATAGAAGATGATATGATAATTAAAGATAGTTCTATCTTTACCCAATATGTCGAAGCGCATAAGGTAAGCGGTATACATCATTTTAATTACGGTCCCGGTTCACCCTTTAATAGAAAACAAAAAATAAGAAACTTTGACCTACATAATAGACACGATCTCGACCAAGACACAGACCCCAATCCAAAGCTTATTGTAGATTATAAAACTTGCAAAATTGCTTTATATGAACATACTGTAGCGATGTTTTCTTTTTTCACTAGAGAACTACTAGATAAAGGACTTGGGTTTATGTGTGAAGACTTTGATAATTGCTGGGAGCATGTATCGAGTACAAATTATATTATCAAAGCTAGGTATCACCCTCCTTTTTGGTGGTTTGCTGATTTAGCTAATAGTCATGAATTAATTACAGAAGCACCCGGTGCAATAGAAAATTCTGCTATTGCTCAAAACAAAGATGATTGGATGAAGCGTGTAATGTCTGGCAGAGAAATTTACAAGAAGAAGCATGGTTATTATCCAAACCAACCTCCAATTTCATCTAAAGAAGAAGTTATAAAATTCTTAAAACAAATTAAACCGAAGCAATGAACGAAATTATTACATTTGGTAAAGGGTATACTTTAACCCCCGGTATTAGAGTTTTCGTAAGCTCCGCAAAGAAGTTTTGCGATAAGCTGACTATAGTTTGTTCAAATATAAGCACAGAGTTAAAAGAATATTTAGAACAAAATAAAGTTAATATAGTAGATGCTGACAGTATAGCAGCGACTCATAACGTTCAGACCTCAATCTCACCATACACATTAAAAGTAATCTTCTTCTACTTATACTGCAAACATTACTGTACTAGTGAAAATGTTTATTTATGTGATTTCACTGATTTATACTTTCAGAAAGATTTATTTAAATTAATTGATAGCTCTAAGCCTTATGTAACTAGTGAGAATTTTTTAATAGAAAACTGCGAGACTAACACTACTTGGATTAATATATGCTATAACAGAGATATATACAACTTACTCAAAAAATATGAAATAATTAACGGTGGTAGCATACTAGGTGAAAGAATAGGCACTTTAGGCCTATTAAAGGAGATGTGTGTGGATATGGCACAAATTATTTCGAGAATAGGTAACTATCAAAATATAGATCAAGCCTCTCTAAACAAAGTAGTATATTTCGATCAATATAGATATAATATTTTAAATAAATTTGAAATAGCCAATCTTGCACATTTAGAAAAAACAGCACTTAATATAAGAGATAACATTATAACAATTAATAACTACGAGCCATATGTTATACATCAATACGATGTTATAAAAGAGCTCGAAGCACATTTATACAAAACCTTTACAAAATAATAAATTATGAGAGAGATAAACTTTAATAATATAGACTTTAATAAATCTACGGAGTTATGTTCTATAATGAATTTTAATAAAAGTGATAAAAGCAATACTCATAACTACACTCTTGTATATGACTTCTTATTTGCAGAGTTGAAAAATAGAGAGATAGCTCTCATGGAGTGTGGTTTAGGAAGCACTAATGAAAATATACGTTCAAATATGGGAGCAAATGGAAGACCGGGCGCCTCTCTGTATGGATGGTCTGAGTATTTCACTAACGCTACTATTATGGGTTGTGATATTGATAAGGACATACATTTAAAAGAATTTAAAACATATTTCTGTGATCAAACTGACCCCGATACAATACAAGCTATGTGGAGCAAAATTGATATTAATTTTGATATCATTATAGACGACGGTCTTCATTTATTTGAAGCAAATAAATGTTTTTTTGAGAATTCGTTTCATAAACTAAAATCTGGAGGTTTATATATCATAGAAGACATTTACGAAGGCGCCTGCCCTATATTTAAAAAATATTTTAAAGAAAAGGGTATAAAAAATAATTATGTTATGAGACTACCAGGACGAACCGCTGGTGATAACTGTATGGCTGTAATTATAAAAGATTAAAATTATGAATTCAAAAAGAATAGATGTTATTATTCTCTCTTTAGCGGTAGACGAAGATTCTTTTCAAACTACAAAGAATTGCATAGACTCTTATATTAATACAGCAGATGAATTAATTAATAAAATATATGTTGTAGAGACTAATAAAGATTTTAATAAGAGCTATAATCAACCAAAAGTCGAACTAATTATACCTAACGAGAAGTTTAACTATAATAGATTTTATAACTTTGCTCTTAAAAGATGTACAGCAGAATTTATTATTGGTCCTAATAACGACTTGCTAATTCACGATAACTGCATTCAGAACATTATAAGAGAGTTTGACACAAATCCTAATATACATTCTATATCACCTGTAGATAGGAGCTGGCATAGACATACTAGGGTATTTTTACCTTCAGAAGATAAGCTGTATTATGGTACAGAAGTCTCTCTACATATGTTTGGTTGTATTTTTTGTTGTAGGAGATCGGTCTTTGAAAAAATTGGGTATTTAGATGAAACATTTTATTTCTTTTATCAAGATAATGATTATATAATGTCACTAGAAAGATGCGAATTATTACATGGAGTTCATACCGGTGCAAGAGTCAGTCACCAGTCAGGTCACTCTAACAAATATGCAGAAGAGCGTCTCAAATATACTCCAAAAAACATGAATGATCAAGGCAATCTTTTGGCAAATAAGTGGAACAAAGAACCATTTATATCTGGAGGATATAAACAATTTATGCCATATTAAAAATAAATATGAAAACTATTGCTTTCCACTCCAATCAACTAGGTATAAGAGGTACAGAGGTTGCTTTGTATGACTACGCTCATTATAATGAAGAAATTCTTCACAACAAATCTTATATTATTTCTTGTGCTAATGCAGATCTTACAGCATTAAAAAAGTTTGAAAATCGCTTTGAAGTTTTCTTATATAATAATTTTGAAGAGGGTTTTAATTTTGTAAGATCAAAAAATATTAATTATGTTTATTATATTAAAGCTGGAGATAACGACGGTAAGATTATCCCTGGAGTAAAAAATTTAATTCATGCAGTCTTTCAAAATAAAGATATTCACGGTGATCAATATGCATATGTTTCAAAGTGGCTGGCTAAAAAAATGGGAGCTGAAGATAGATATGTTCCACATATTGTTTCATTACCAGAGCCTCAATTAGACTATAGGAAAAGCCTAGGTATTTCTAAAGATCAAATAGTTGTAGGTAGATACGGAGGTTATGGAGAGTTCGATCTTCCGTTTGTACATCAAGAAATATACAATACTCTTAATAATAGAAAAGATATAACGTTTCTATTCATGAATACAATGCCATTTGGACCACAACATCCTAATATTATACATGTAAACGGAACGCATAACTTACAGAACAAGTCTAATTTTATTAGTACTTGCGATTATATGATTCATGGAAGAAATCACGGTGAAAGCTTCGGACTTGCGATATGCGAATTTTTATATGGAGGCAAGCCTGTTATCAGTTGGATGGACGGTCTTGACAGACACCATGTAGATTTGCTAAAAGATAGCAAATTTAGTTATACCAACAGTAATGATCTTAACAGTATATTAATTAATTTAGTAAAAGCCGATAATAGCGCTACCTGTAAATCAATCGTCGAGCAATTCGCACCAAAACACGTCATGGGGCGTTTTAATTCTGTTTTTCTTAAATAAATTTTTTTTATGCAATTAAATCTTATTCAAAAATATTTCAATCCAAAGCATATCCTAGATATAGGTGGTCATACGGGTGAATTTTATTCATTAGCTAAAAGTTTCTTTCCACGTACAAGTATCTTTATTGTAGAGGGTAATGAAGATTGTAAGCCTTATTTAGAAAAATTAAATACACCGTATCTAATTAGACTTCTTGGAAGTAAGAAAAAGAAAACTATTTTCTATAAAAACAAAGAAGATTTGATTAGTACTGGTAGCTCCATTTATAGGGAAATTACTCCTCACTTTAGCGATAAAAATTTAATAGAGGAAGAAGTTCAGCAATATACCATTGATACTACTTTTAAAGAGGCTTATTTTGATCTCATAAAACTAGATGCACAAGGTTCAGAAATTGATATTCTTAAAGGCGGTGAGAGGATTGCAAAACAAGCCAAAGGAATCTTAATGGAAGTTTCTATTGAAAAATATAATGAGGGATCCCCTCTATACAATGAGATTGTACAATTTATGAATAACTATGGCTTTACAGAAAAAGAAACACTTGCTGAGTATAAGGCTGTTACAGAGTATAATTTAAGGGTGCATCAAAAAGATATCCTTTTTATAAATAAAAATTTGTTATAATGTATGAAAATTCTTTACCTAACAAAAGGTGATCATGTTGATTATCAAGACGACTGCCTTCTTATAGGCTTAAGAGAGTTATTTGGAGAGGATGTTATTGACTATAATAAAAGAGAACATAACTACGTCTCTTATGATAAAGAAGCTGCAAGCAAACTATACGGAATGGGAATGTCAGTAACACGAGTTCTACCGGACGTTGAAGTAGATAGAACTGACATTACTTCAAAAATTAAAAACAAGTATTTTGATTACATTGTTTACGGCTCTATTTGGAGATGCAACGACTATATTCAAAAAATTTTAGAATACTATCCAAAGAATAAAGTTGTTGCTGTAGACGGAGAAGATGAAACAAACATTCACAAAGTTTTTGATCTCGGTATTCCGTATTTCAAGAGAGAGCTTGTTTATAATCATCAACGACTGTTTCCAATTTCGTTTGCAATTCCGACATGCAAGGTAAACTTTGTCAAAGACAAAACAAGGGATATAGCTATTTGCGATCCGCGAGATCGTTCGACTTATATTTATAATAATGAAGTAGATTACTACAACGGATACCAAGAAGCACGGCTTGCTGTGACAATTAAAAAAGCCGGCTGGGATTGCATGAGACATTATGAAATCCTAGCAAATGGGTGTTTACCATATTTTTTAGATATTGCGAAATGTCCTGATCTTACTATGACGAGCTTTCCGAAACAATTATGTTTAAATTTAAATAGAGATTTAAATCAGATGAAGCCTACTCTACTTTATGATAAGTATGCGGGTGTGTTTGCTGATCATTTAAATAAAAACAATACTACGGAAGCGCTCGCGAGACAATTTACAGAATCCATCTACAAATTATATTGAAAAAAATAAATTATAAACTATAATATATATATGATTATCGAACAAGCAATTTATAATGGAGATTTAATTCACAAACGGTTTGCATATCAATTCTTTAAGAAGGATGTATCGCCTTACGGTAATATTGTAGCTTTTAGAGCGCCAATGTATGTAAGTGATAATCTTATTGATCTTGAAGACTCGCTATCGAAAGATTATATTTTTAGCGATGATGCTATAAATTTTTGCTGGGAGATTCCTAATATGTGTTCATTAGGAGCGGTTGCAATGCAGAGATATCTCAATACGGCTATCGCTAATATACTTTCTAATTTAATAGATAAACCTCTGGAAATGAGAGGTGATGATATTATGGTTTATGATACCTTCATCGGCTCAGATAAAAAAGAATACAATATTGGTAAAGTTAGTGTATCTATTACCTACTCTAAGGATGGTGTTGCTATCGGACATACAGGTATTAATATCAATGCTGGTAAAAAGGCACCAGGCTTTGCTTATAGCTCCAATCTCTCTGAGTCAGGTGTATTAAATCTTATGGAAAATGTTATTAAACATTTCAACATCGAGGTAAAGGACATGCAAATTGCTACTACAAAAGCTTTTGTATGAATTTTTTTGATATTCTTAGAATTCTTTTCTTTAAGAAAACCAATTCTGCAGATGTTATTAATTGCGACGATTTACAGTCATTTACTCCATATATGATTAATAGATGGTTATCGTTTTATGATAACCAAAGAGCAATATTTGTAAACGAGACATTAAATAAATTTTCAGGATTACACGAAGAGAAGCTCGAATCTTTTAAGTTTTATAGTAATTTAATTCCGTTACTAAGGTTTAAAAAAATTAATTATATTAAAAAAAATAAAGACAAAACTACCGATAAAGAGGATAATAAATCAACTATAATTGCACGTAATAATTTAATATCATCGAGAGAGGTAGAAATGTACATTGATTTACTAGATAATAATACTATATAAATATATGGCACAAGCAAACATTGACCAATTAGCTCCTACTAGAAGTCTTATAGATTTATCTTCACATTCTAGCGGAGATTTTGGCTTAGAGAATTTTGAATTAAGTTTTATATTTGATGATATAGTTTTAGTAGAGTATATTGATATTGCTCAGGATGGTGACGGTGTGATGAGAAACGGTCTATATATTCCAACAAACGCTCTTTCAAAAGCATGGCGAAAGGCTAGAGTAATACTTGTAGGACCTGAGGTTAAATATACAAAAATCGGCGACATTGTAATTTTTCCAAACAACTTAGGAGTTACAGTATCAAATATGGATATAAGTGAGTACGGTAAAATCAGTAGTGGCATCTTCTTAAACGAAAATAGAATTTTCGGTATTTGCAAGCAAAAACAAAATGGCGATATCAATTCAGACTCTTGAAAATCTACTGCTAAACAATGTTTTAGATTTGAGGTTTACAAGGCGAGTTTTATTACCAAATAAGCCTGCTTCTAGGAGAATGCTATGCACTAAATCTTATGATTTATTAAACTCTACTAACGGGAGAATTGTTTTAAATTACAAACCACCATCTTCTGGAAAGCAGTTTAATGAAAATAAAAATAATGCCTGCATAGTATGGGATATTTTAATGCAAGATTATCGCATAGTATCTGTCGATCAGGTTAATATTATACGACAAATTCCTGCTAATGAAGAGTTCTGGACTTTCTTTAATAAAGAGATATATACGCTTACTACAGAGCAAAAAATTCTGTATATGGAATCATGAATATAGAGCTCTACTCAAAAACACTTCAAGATCTTTTACAATCAAAAATAGTAATAAGATGCGAAAATAAAATATTAAAATCAGGCAAGTTAACCTTATTCAATATAAAACAATATTTTATTAGATTTCATATCGAGAATGATAAAAAGGTTAATAAAATTTTTGAATTGCCTTATCCCTTTAATATACAAATTAACGAAAACGGTGTATGTACTCTCAATTATAAATTGACCTCTTTGTGTAACAATCATCAAGCTACCGTTATTAATTTAAAGACCTTAAAACAGAGTAATTCCCATAGAATTTACGATAATGTAGTTACCATTACTCCTTTGACTTAAAAGGAACTACATTATAATAACTATATGGTATCTGGATTGTTGCAAAAATTTCCTGATGGCTTTAATCCAAACTCACAGCAAGTAAAATTAATTAAAAACATCGAGCAGGCTTTTGAGGATGGTTATAAGTTTGTAGTGTGTTGTGCTCCGACTGGTTCAGGTAAGTCGTTCGTTTCAAAGACTCTTGGTAACAGCTCGAGAAGTGTTACAAAAGAATATAGAGATTTGGTAGAAACGTATCAGATATTTAAGAGAAATCAAACTGGAGGATATCAGTATGAGGATGAAGCTTTGGAACAAAAACCTTTCGGTGCTTTTGCGCTGACTATAACAAAGACGCTTCAAGATCAATACAAAGGACTGTTTGACGATATCGATATTTTAAAAGGTAAATCAAACTATCAATGTTCGTATGATTTAAATTATTCAGCTGAACACGCTCCTTGTATTCATGTAAAGAATATCAAGGAGACTTGTTGGACTAAGAAGACATGTCCTTATTACGAAGCTAGAAATAAGGCAATCGTGTCTAATTTTTCAGCACTTAATTATAATATGTTTTTTGCTTTACCTTCGCATACAAAGCATAAGCAGTATATTATATGTGACGAGGCTTCAGAGCTAGAGGATCAACTAGTAAAGGAATTTACTTGTCAGATTAATTTTACGATGCTTAAAAAGTCTGACATTGTCATTAACCCTCTACCTCTTGATACGGAGTATGGTAAGATGGGAAGATGGTTGAGTGTAATGAGTGCTAACATAGAAGATTGCGTAGAAGATGTAAAAGAAATTATTAATAAAAAGAACGGAATTACTAAAAGTGACGCTAATTACATACAGGAAAAGAAAAATGAATTAGTATATCTGCACGGAATGCAGTCTAAGATTAAAACGTTATTAGATACCTGGTATGACAGTGAGTATATAATTGAGAAGGTTCAAAACGGAGTTAATTTTATTCCTCTTAAAGTAGATAAACTATCAGATAATATTTTTAGATATGGAGATAGAGTAGTTCTAATGTCCGCGACAATTATTGACCCGGCAAACTTTTGTAAGGTTCTTGGTATTACAAAATTTAAATATATTGAAGCTGAATCTACATTCGATCCAGCTATGGCTCCTATCTACGCTAATACAAAGATTAAATTAAATTACAGTAACCTCAAATCAAATTTACCTAAAATAGTTTCACAGATTAAAGAGATTTGTAATATACATACTAACGATAAAGGCATTATACATACACAGTCAAATAATATTACGAACTATATTAAAGAGAATCTAAACGATAATAGAGTTTTATATAGAGAACCAGGTGTTAGAAATGAAGAGATCCTAAATCAACATTACAACTCAACTTTACCTACCATACTTGCCTCTCCCTCTATGTCGTATGGAGTTGATCTTAGAGATGACTTAGCTAGGTTTCAAATTATAGTAAAGGCTCCTTACCTTCCGATGACTGATGTGCGTATCGAGAAGATGATGAAACTAGACTTTAACTGGTATACTAACAAAATGCTTTGCTCGCTCATCCAAGCATGCGGTCGAGGTATACGATCGCATAAAGATCATTGCGTTACTTACATACTAGATGCAGCTATTATTGAGACTATTATTAAAAATAAGCATAAGATACCAAAATATTTTATAGATAGATTCGTTTAGACTAAATATATAGGTGAGGGAATATAGTTATAACTTCGAAATAAAAGATTTATTGACGCAATTTATTGCAGCCTTCGATGATGTAGTTATAAAGAGGTATGATAAGGATAGGGTTGTAAGAGAATCTGTAGAGGTACGATACATACTTGCTCCAAAGCAGAGAGTGATGTATGATATAGTTAATAAGGCTCAAAATCTTACTCTTCCGGTTGTTGCTGTAAATGTAACTGGAATTTCAAGAGACACTTCCAGAGTGTTTAACAAGCTTGATAGCTTTGAAGCTAAAAACAACAACTTAATAACTACGGGTCTAACCCCCGTACCTATCAATATAGAGGTTAGCATGAGTATCCTTACTAGATATCTTCAAGACTTGGATCAAATACTATCTAATTTTGTACCATACAACAATCCATATATAATAATTTCGTGGAATGAACCCTCAAAAGTACCAGGTAGGACTGTAGAGATAAGATCTGAAGTTCTGTGGAATGGTAATATTTCAATAACTGAACCTACTGATATTAGCTATTCAGAAAAATTTAGAGTAGTTGCTGATACTTCTTTTACTATAAAGGGGTGGTTGTTTAAAAATAAAACAGATATAGCGTCTCAAATTTATTTTATCGATACTAATTTTAATAGCATAAGAGGAAATTTTATAACTACAGAGCAAGATTACTCGAGTTATTTTAATTCTCTATCTAGTGAAACTAATACTATTACTATTTCCGGTACCCCCAATATAACTAATGCTTATTATAACCTAACAGGTAGCTTACTTGAAATAGCATCTAACTTTACTTTAAATAGAAACATTACAAGCTATAATAACTTTATACTTCAAGGAAAGAATTTTCAATATACAGATGCTGTTTTACTAAGCACTAATTCATCTAATAATTTCTTTTCCACACTTACTTCTATAAGCTCTAAATATACCGGGTCGGTATCAGGAGTATTAGTAAGCCCTATTTATTATAATATCATAAATGATAATATGATGTCTATCGATTTGTCTTATTTGCGAGGACAAGGAGATTTTAATATTATAATAAATAACAGAGCAGGGTGGGCAAGTACATATACAATAAATAGCTTTACTTTTACTAAATCCTGATTAAATATATATATTAAAAATGGCTGATACTACTCCAACCCAGAACAAAAATTACGTTACTAACGATGGAAGATCATCCACTTTCGGTAGAAATTTAATGTCTTATATACAGAATAAGCTACCTTATTCGAATATAGTAGACACTGAAAATAACGAATTAAATCCAAAATATAAGACCTTCGCTAGCGTCGGTATGCGTCGCTCAGAGGCGCTAGCTAAGCACTCTATCTCGATATCAAACGAATATAACAATATGCCTATAGGCTCTATGGGTAAGGATACCTCGTTTGGTCAAGTGATGTATGCTAACATACAGGAAAATAAGGGTGCTAGAATGAGGGATTATAGGGTGATGGCAGCCTACTCAGACGTAGCCGATGCACTTGATGAAATTTGCGATGAAGCCATAAACACGGATGAAAATGGAAATGAAGTTATTATAAAATATAAAAACGTTGACCTTTCAGGTAAAGATAAGACGTTGCTGGATGAGGAATTTAGTAAGTTTGCTAATTACTTTGATTTTAAAAATAGAGGATGGCAATATTTTAGACAATTTTTAATTGAAGGAGAGCTGTTTTTTGAGCTCATAATACATAAAGACTACCTTAATGAGGGTGTTCTTGGTGTTGTAAATTTACCAACAGAGCTTATCGATCCAGTATATAACAATATACAGAATATGATGGTTAAAGGCTTTATATATAAAAAGCCTATATTCGATCCTCTTAAACCAGACAAGCAGGAGAAAATAGAGTTTATACCTCTTGATGAAAACCAGGTGGTGTATATTAACTCTGGAGTAATGAATGAAAATAAGAGCATGGTATTACCATTTTTGGAAAATGCTCGACGCGCGTATAGACAGCTCTCTCTAATTGAAGATGCTATTGTAATTTATAGACTTGTTAGAGCTCCTGAACGCCTAGTATTCAACGTGGATGTGGGTAATATGCCTGCACCAAAAGCGGAAGCTTATCTTAAAAAACTAATTAGTAATTATTGGTCGTCTAAAACATTTGATATAGATCAAGCTGATGTCGTTAAGAAGTTTAATCCACAATCAATGCTTGATGCATTCTGGTTTCCTAAGAGATCAGGATCAGATGGTTCAAGCGTATCGCAGTTAGCAGGGGGACAAAATTTAGGTGAACTTGCTGATTTAATGTACTTTATTAAAAAGTTATATAGATCTCTTAAGGTACCTACCTCTAGACTAGATCCAGAGGATGCATTTAGAGATGGCTCTGAAATATTACGCGAGGAATTAAAATTTGCTAGATTCATCATAAGACAGCAACAGAGATTTTCAGCAGGTATTAAAAAGGGATTTATAACTCATCTTAAATTTAAAGGATTGTGGGATAAGCTTGACTTGAATGAGCAAAATATTGAAATTTCATTCAACGTACCTACTAATTTCTATGAAATGCGCGAAAGTCAAAGACTTGAGCAAAAAGCAAATAACTTCAGCAATATCGCATCTAACGAATTTGTTTCAAAGACATATGCGCAGAAGAAATATCTCGGATGGAGAGATAAAGATATTCTTGCTAATAGAGAGTTCTTACGTAAAGATGCTGAATTGCAATGGGAGTTACAACAAATTTCAGCTCTAGGACCTGCTTGGAGAGAGCAGGTTATAGCGCAAGATATTAGTGGTGGTGAACTACCCGGAGGTGAGATGGGTGGAGGCTTAGGAGGTGGTGTGGGTGGTGCTGGTCTCGGTGGAGTACCTCCTGAATTCGGCGGAGGAGCAGCAGAAGCAGGTACGCCACCTGAAGCGGGAGCTACCCCAGGAACACCTGCTGGTACAACTCCACCTGAAGCCCCTGCACCAGCAGCATAACGACTAAATATACGTATGTCTTTAGCATGTGAAGTATTACCAGTATCAGCATTTCAATCTACTAATTTAAATAATAAGTTAGAGACATACGGTGAGTTAGCAGATAGGATAAAAAGATCTCTAGGTTATCCATTAATAACTTTAGAAATACATCAGGATCAATTGTTTCAAAATATACAGATCGCTATAGAATACTTTTCTAAATTCGCTGGATATACAAAAGAGTTTCTAATTTTTGACTCACAACTTTATGAAAAAAATAGAGGTATAAGATTAGATCATCTATATACACTAGCAAAAGCAGGTCTTACTGATAAGCAGAAAGTTTCAAACAAGCCCGTCTGGACTGGGGCTGATTTTACTGCAGAGATTCCCGAAACAGTTTATATTAGTACTTCATCATTAACATCTTCTATATTCTCTTCTTCTTCTTCACTGTCAAGCACCTTTAATGAGGGGCTTCCTGAGCTTGAAATAGTAGATAAATCTTTATATAGCTCAATAACTTCCTTTAATACTGGTTTGAGTAGCATATTTAGAGAATCTATAAAGAGAGGAGTTTCACTCCAGGGTCAAGATACAAAAGCTGAAGAATATTCGAATGTATTTGATTACGATGCAATGGATTATCGTAAAGTTATATCCGTTACAGAATTTGAAGAAGGTTCAAATCAAGGCGTGAATACCTTATTCACCCTTGAGCAAACATTAGCACAACAGACCTACTTTAGTTATGCAATGGGTAATTATGGATTTGATCTAGTATCTTGGTATACATTAAAAGAGTGGCTTGATACTAGAGAGAAACTCTTGGCAATTAGAAGAGATCTTAAATTTGATGAAAGAACTCAATATTTACAAATGTACCCTCAGCCTGGGTCGAGTAGATTTTATGGAGTTATTTCTTGCTTCCTAGAAAGACCAATTAGAGATCTAGTTAAGGAGCAGTGGGTATATGAATATGCAGTAGCTCTTTCTAAGATAGTTATAGGGCGTGTAAGAAGTAAATTTACTGGCGTGTCCCTTCTAGGCGGTGGCTCGCTCAATTATGACTTACTACAAGAAGGTCTTGCTGAGAAAAAAGCTCTAGAGGATATGCTACTTACTGGTGCATCTGCAGGATTTGGAGATGCAGATCCTCCTATGTTCTTTGTAGGTTAATATGGCTCTTACTAAAAAAAATACAAAGTATCGTCAGGGCGTCTTTATACCTACGAATAAAGATAAATTTTTAGGTACTAAAGCAATTTATAGGTCTGGCCTAGAATTAAAATTTATGAGATTCTGCGATAATAATCCTAACGTTATTAAGTGGGGCAGTGAGAACGTAATAGTACCTTATGTATCTCCTCTAGATGGTAGAGCGCATAAATATTATGTTGATAATTTTGTTATTATTAAAGAAGGTGATGAAATCAAAAAATATTTAATAGAAATAAAACCATCAAAACAAACAAAACCTCCCACCACAGCATATAGAAAAAAAGAGCATCTTATTTATGAACAATCGATGTTTTTAAAGAACCAAGCTAAATGGCAAGCTGCTATTGAATTTTGTAAGAAAAAAGGGTTACATTTTTTAATACTGACTGAAAAACACTTAAAATAAATAGATTTATACACTTTAACAATAAATATAAATATGGCATTAAAGCTTAACCTATTAGTAGAGAACCCAGCATTAGACGATCAGTTCGAATATGTAGTTGAAGAGTCTAACAGAAATGCACCTTCAACCCTGTTTATTAAGGGTCCCTACATGATGGCAGAAGGAGTTAATAAAAATAAGAGAATGTATCCTATAGATGAGCTAAGAAGAGAGGTTCAAAGATATAACGAAGAAATGGTTATACCGGGAAGAGCTATGGGAGAGCTTAATCATCCTGCATCTGCTGACGTTGATCTTGAAAGAGCTTGTCATATGGTAACCGAGCTTTACGAAGACAATAATGTATTTTATGGTAAATCAAAAGTTCTCTCAACACCATGTGGTATGATAGTTAGATCACTCATCAATGACGGTGTTAAAGTAGGTATGTCATCCAGAGCACTTGGAACTCTTGAAGAGGGTACAAGCCACAATGTTGTTAGAAATCTTAAGTTGGTAGCAGTAGACTGTGTTGCTGATCCATCATTTCCTAAAGCTTTTGTAAATGGGATTTTAGAGTCGAAACAGTGGGTAGTGGCAGATAACGGTAAATATGAAGAAGTATATGAAAATTTTGCTAAATCTATTAGTAATCTACCTACTAAAGGAGTTGATGCATTTTTAAGAGAACATATACTAAAATTTATCCGTTCGATATAAATAATAGTATGTCTAAGCAAGTAGCTAAAAAAGATTACGACCGCGATGGAGAGCTTGAATCGCCTGTTGAAGAGTATAAAGGTTCTAAAGATAAAGCTATTAAATCAGCAAAAGCTAAAAAAGGTAAAAAGGTTGTTAAAGAGTCAGGTGATATAACTAATTTTATTACGTCAATTTCTACAAAAAAATATGCACTTGCTCATAAATATTTAAAGCAAGTTATTGAAGATAAGATCAAAGCAAGAATAACATCATCACTTAACGAACCTCTCTTTTAATATATGAAAGTATCTACACTACTAACAGACGAAGCAAAGCAAGTTTTAACTGAAGAGTCTCTTCAAGTTATAGAAGCCGCTTTTACTAAAAAATTAGAACTTACCGTTGAATCAGCATTAGCTCAACAAGATGATCTTTATGCTAAGAAATTGGAGCAGTTAATAGCCGCAATTGATAAAGATCACACTACCAAATTAAAGAGAGTGGTTGAAGCTATTGATAAAAATAACTCTAATAAGCTTGTAAAAGTTGTTAAGAGATATGAAACAGAGCTTACTAACGAAGCTAGCAGCTTTAAAGAAGCCTTAGTAGAGTCAATTTCTAACTATTTAGAAGAGTTTATTGACGAAGCTATTCCAACTGAAGCTATCAGCGAAGCAACCAAAAATAGAACAGCAAGAGAAGTTCTTGGTAACTTACGCAAGGTTCTTGCAATTGATTCAGCTTTAATGAGTGAATCAGTTCAAGATGCAGTAGTTGATGGTAAGAAGCAAATAGATGAGCTCACAAAGAAGGTTGAAGGTCTTTCTAAAGAAAACGCTCTCATTAAAGAAAATTACTTAAAGACAAAATCAGCTCTTATTCTTGAATCAAAAACTTCAAGTCTTTCGGAAAAGAAAAGAGAATACATTAAGAGAGTGCTTGGCGATAAGTCTCCTAAGTTTATCGAAGAAAACTTTGATTATACTTTAAGACTTTTTGATAAAAAAGAGCAAGAAAGAATAGATATAATTAAAGAGCAAGCATTTAACGAGAGAAAAGTTAAGGCAGATGCTCCTGTTATTAAAGAATCTACTCAACAACCTAAGCAAGTAAAAGAATTTAACCCTTATATCTCAGAATTACAAAGATATAAATAAATTTTCACCCTGAACAATGAGGTCTTAGTGACCTGAGTTTTTTTGAAAGGAAAAAAAGCAATATGAAAATTCGTCCGACACAATCATTTGTAGATAGATCAAGAGCAGAAGCACTACTCGAAAAGTGGGCTCCAGTTCTTAACTATTCTTCTGATTCGGTAAAGGAAATTAAAGACGAGAGTGCTCGCCTCAATACTGCTATTCTACTTGAAAACCAAGAAAACTGGTGCTTAACAGAAGCAAATAATACCGGTGTTTTTGGTGGTGGTGCTACTACAGGATATAATCCTCAAGCTGGTAGCATTAATTCAACAGATAGCTATGCACAAGGTGATTCACGTCTTCCAAAGATCCTCATTCCGATGATCCGTCGTACCTTTCCTGAGCTTATCTCCAACGAGATCGTAGGCGTTCAGCCTATGTCCGGTCCAGTTGGTCTTGCTTTCGCTCTTCGCTATCAGTACAATTCCCAAAACTTAGGTAACGGAATTGACGGTACTGCTGGACCTATCGGTGCTTCTACAACAGGTGCTGGTAATCCTATCGGTGTTAACGCAGGTTACACCGGTAACGTAGGCGGTGATCAGCGCGAGCTTGGCTACCAATTCCTCGACACTCGTTTCACTGGCTCGTCTTCACAAAGACTTTCTGGTGTAAACAATGTCTGGAACTTCTCTGAACAAGATCGCGGCGTTGCCCAGATCTTATCAGCGTTTGAAATCACCGGTAACATCCCGCAAGTAGAGGTTAAGTTTGAGAAGACCGCTGTTGAAGCTGGTACTCGCAGACTTGGCGCTCGCTGGTCCGTTGAATTAGAGCAAGACCTTAAGAACATGAACGGTATCGATATCGATGCTGAGATCACAAACGCTATGTCGTATGAGATCCAAGCAGAAATCGACCGTGAAATGATCGTAAGAATGATCCAATCTGCACTCAATGGTGGTGCAGGTGCTGGTTACTCATTCTGGTCTCCAGCTTCTGCAGACGGCAGATGGCTCGTTGAGAGAAACAGAGACTTCTATCAAAAGCTTATCATTGAAGCAAACAGAATCGCAGTTCGTAACAGACGCGGTGCTGCTAACTTCATCGTTGCTACACCACGTGTTTGCGCGATCCTTGAGATGCTCCCTGAATTCCAGTGGGTACCTGTACAAGGTGACGTTTCAACACAACCAGTTGGTGTTGCTAAGGTAGGCTCCGTTGGTGGAAGATTCTCGGTATACCGTGATACCCGTACTGAAGTACAATACGGTGGTGCAGGTGGTTCTTATGGAAACACTGGCTACACTAACAACTTCACCGGATCAATTGAATATGCACTTCTTGGCTACAAGGGTTCAGAATTCTATGATACAGGTATCATCTACTGCCCATACATTCCTATCATGGTACAGAGAACAATTGGTCCGAATGACTTCGCACCGCGTGTAGGCTTGCTTACACGTTATGGTGTCGTTGATAATATCTTCGGTGCTAACCTCTACTACCACGTTGTTATTGTTCAGGGATTAGGTACCGCGTTCTCGCCAGCAGCGCAAAATGTCTATTTTTGATAGATAGTTGCGTTAGGTACAACTAAACTTTAAATGGCGGGGGCCGAAGACCCCGCCATTTTTTATATAAAAAGATATGGAGATGAATAAATAATAATATGCCAGTCATTAGCTTTAACAATCAGGTTCTCTCAGCGTTCGGTTTAGGTCCAGTAAATTTAAGCTGGTCTCTTTCCAGTACAGGTCAATTTAAGACAGTCGAACTTCTCACCACCGGTACAACAGCCTCAAAAGCAGTCCGTGGGGTAGCTTTCAATACTCTTCTTTCATCAGCAGTATCTCCAGCATCTGGTACTGGTTCGTTTGCCACTCTTTCAGCATTTGCTGGTACAACATTTAGAGTTGATAGAGCATACAACGGCCAGACAATGGCTGTTATTTTTACAGATGAGTCATCATCACTATTCACAGTTGTTACTGGGGCTACTACTACTCAGCAAACTTTAACAGCAAACGGATTTGATACATCGTTTCCACAGATTCAAAAGGAAGTATATCTAGGTTATCGTTAATACTTCTTCTTCAGATACTAAGAGAGCCGATCGAAAGATCGGCTCTTTTTTATTAGTAATCTTGTATACTATTATTCAGTAGGTTCTGTAACTACATCTTGTGGAGCTTCTTCTATAACAGGTTCTTCATATACTGGAAGCAATGCGTGTAGTTCTTCATTGGTTAGTTCTTGAACACTAATGAGTAATCCTTGTTCATATGCTTCAAGCAATTTTAATGACCATAGTGCTGTATATGCTTTTCTACTATCAGTAAGATCTGTAAGAGAAGCAGTTTCTGGGAATCTTAATGCTCTTAATCTTGTGTGTTCTGAGTCATCCCATCCACAAGCTACTGTCTTAACTGTTAAAAGACCATCCTGTGCTTCTTCGCCGAATTGTTCTGTGAGTTGTGGAAGTTGTTCTACTAGTGCTTCTGGAAAAGCAAATGTTCTGAATGTTGTTGAGAAGTTCATATGTTTATTTTAGTTTATTAATTGTATATTTCAATATGGTAAATTTAATCCTATTCCTATGGTTTGTCTGAATAGTTGTTTAAATAGGTTTGAAGTATTTAAGCCTAATGTTCTTCTAAATATCACAGCAAATGCTGCTGTATCAGCTCTAGTTGCTGTCGTACCGTATGTATTGAATAAGAAGCTATTTGTACCAGACGAAGTATATGGTAGTGTTCCTGTACCCAATTGTGAATTAACTGTAGTATTATTTTGTTGAATAAAATAATTTCCATTAACTGGATCATATATATTTTCCGTTTGACCAAAAAAATAATTATATCCTGTTGGTGTAGCTAAAGTCGTTATTCCAGTAAACCTAGAAAAATCACCACCCGTAAGACCCTGGCTTCTTATAATAGTTTGTCCATTAGGTTGAAATAAGCTCAAGGCAAGTTTTGCTGTAGCATCATTTTGTGTATCTCCATTATCTAATGTAACTAACAAAGTAAATGGAAGTATATCTGTTGATCTAAAAACACCACAGAGTGAAGCTTGAGTCCATCCAGCTGTAGTTACAGGAATATCTATTCTTTTATAATTTACTACCTGATCAAAGAATATACCAGACCCATCTCCATTCCATACAGGACTATTTTGCATAGTGCCGTTAAAAGTGCCTAATCCTCCTAAACTATAAACAGTAGACCCAGTACCAGCATTATGAATACTTCTCATTGGCCAACAAACCATAGAATTCCATAAACCTAATTTTTTTATTCCTACTATAAATTTATTAAGTTGTTTTAATGGTTCTGGTAAAATAGTAACACCAGAACCTGCTTTTACTCTAGCAGCATAAGCAATGGTATCTACATCTAATCCGTATGTTCTTGTTCTTGGCATATTATGGTAATCCTAGTCCTTTCCCTATTGTTTCTTTTACTAATCTTTGTAGAGATACAAAATCTATATAATCTAAAGATACTATAACAAAAGATTGTGTACCAACAAACCCCACTCCATTAGTACCTAGAGTACAAGCTACAGCATTATTAAACCACCTACCACATATAAGTATACGATCAAAAATTTGATTATTTCTAGCGGTAGCGGATGTATTGGTTGTTCCGTTTAAATAACTTCGAGTTCCTCCACTAAATAAACTACCACCTAATAATCTAGGTGACTGAGTATTAATATCTCCAGTTGATACTACACTACCACCTGATTGATATCCTGTTACTCTCCAACTAGCTCCGCTGGTTCCGCCATTAACTAAAGAAAGTGAGTTTGTTGTAAAGGAGTTAGTGCCTATGAATAATTGATATGGAACCCCAGTAACAAAACCTGGCATTGGATTATCTGAAAAAGCTACTGATGCTATAGAAACTTCTGATGTTTGAATTGTTTTTGATAGTAAAGCTGATATGTAATTAGTACCACTGAATGTTATTCCGTTAGATCCCCAAGTGGGAGAATTAACAAGAGTTCCATTTATATTATCTTGCCCTCCTAAACTATTTATAGTAGATCCAACACCCACGTTGTGCTGACCTCTCATTAAAAAACAAATACTATTATGCCATATTCCTAAATCCTTTAATCCTATAATAAAATCATCAATATCAACAGCATCACCATTAGTTATATTAGGAAGACCATTTAATAATCTATATGTATTAACTCTATTGAGATAACGTTTGGTATCTATGTCAAAAGTATATTGTCTGGTTGTTGGCATATTATGGTAATCCTAATCCCTTTCCGATTGTTGTTTTTATTAATTGTTGAAGTATATTAAAATCTATATAATCTAAAGATACTATAACAAAAGATTGTGTACCAACAAAACCCACTCCATTAGTACCTAGAGTACACTCTATTGTATTATTCCACCTACCACACACAAGTAAACGGTCGAAAGAAAAAATACCATAATTAGTAACACCATTATTAGTAGATGTACTCCCATTTAAATAGTGCTGTAAATTTAAAGATGTATTAAATCTAGCACCTTGAAATCTGGGAGATTGATAATTAAGTAAAGGGCTATTTGTTTGTATTAGTCCAGTGCTAGTTCTTCTTAATCCTACTCTCCAAGTACTACCACTAGTAGTTGAAGAGCCTATTTCTAAACTACTAGTCCCAAAATTCGAAACTCCTATGTATAATTGACAGGGTGATCCATTTGTAAATCCTGGCATTGGATTATCTGAAAAAGCTACTGAAGCCATGGAAACTTCTGATGTTTGAATTGTTTTTCTTAATAAAGCTGATATGTAATTAGTGCCGCTGAATGTTATTCCGTTAGATCCCCAAGTGGGGGAATTAACTAAAGAGCCTATAACATTTTGCTCACCACCTAAACTTAATATAGTATTGCCTGTTCCAATGTTATGCTGACTTCTCATTAAGAAGCAAATACTATTTTGCCATAAATTTAATTGCTTTAATCCTTTAATAAAATTATCTATGTCTGCTACATCTGTAGGGTTTAGTTCTCTACCATAGGCATATAACCTTCTAAGGTATTGCCTTGTCTCGTTTTGAAGACCATATGATTTAGATTGTATCATGATAAGTAAAAAAAGTTATTAATTAAACCTACATCACTTTCTGGTGTATTGAAACTTTGTAAATTATTTGTCCCGTGCCAATCTCTTCTTATACCACTTTGTTCATTTAATGCCCAATAACTAGACATATTAGTTAATATATTTGGATTATAGGCTAATAACTCTAAATACGGTCTACCTAATTGATTGTTATATAAGTACGTTAATTCAGTATCGGATAGTGTTCGCTTCCAAAACCCCACATCACTAACTATAGAATCATTAAATCCAGTATTGTTACCCCTTCTACCTATATTAAATGAGGAGGATGCCTGTAGAGGTAGATTTGGAAATGCCGTTGTGGCTCTTAATGTATTGTTAACATAAACATTTAATGTTTTAGTAGAATTATTAAAAGTGCAAACTATATTATAAATAATATTATTAGAAATAACACCAGATCCTGTATTAGCAGTATAGTTAGTTAATCCGTCTGATACAATGAATAATAAGCCACCACTACGAAGCATTAGTTCATATTCATTATTGATAACAGCTCCTGAAATATTTTTACATATTATAATTCTATCACCTGTAGATAATATATTTTTAAACCATAAAGAAAAAGTAAATCCATCAACACCTGTTTGAAGAGATGTATTACTATTAATAGTTAAATATTGAGATTTAGCACTTTCAAATTTTACAGCAGTTCTTGAACTAACATTCCCCAAAAATAATCCTGACCCTTTTCTCTTTACAATATAATCATTAATTCTAGCAATACCAGCGCTATCAGGCAACACACCTCTAGTTTCATCCATTCTTTTAAGGAAGGCTTTGGTTTCTTTTTCTAGATTGTAATATCTTTTAGCCATATTATGGTAGACCTAATCCGTTTCCGAGGGTTGATTTGTAAAGCGATCTTACGCTTTCATGTTGAGCAAAAGAAAGATCCGTATTAAAATAAGTAGCAGCATACATTGTACCGTCGAAAGCGTTGTTTCTAGTACCAAAACTTGATGCTCCTATTACTAATTGAGATGTATTTAAGTTTGAATAAGCAACAGCGACATTAGTAGTTTGTATACCATTATGAATTTGTGATAATAATGTTGGCGCTCTAGTGACTGCCATGTATCTTGGGGTATTGGTAGCTATATTAACATTGAAGAAGTAATCAGGTGAAGCTCTTGTACTTTCTATACCAAATTGAGTAAATGTATTTGCTACTGTTTGTATGTTGAAATCCCAAGCTCTACTGCCTGTAAAAGCTACTTGTCCAGCAATATATCTTGTAATTCCTAAATTTGTTATACTGCAGGGAGAAATAAAAGAAAAATTATTTAATACAGTATTATAATCTGTAGTCATATATTGGGTATTAGCATTTGTAAATGTAATGCCATTATTACCCCAAGTAGGGCTGTTTATTGTAGTGCCGTTAAAAATACCTATTCCTCCTAAACTAAAAACAGTAGCTCCTGTACCAATATTCTGATAGTTTCTCATTGGCCAACAAACCATACTTCTCCACAAATCCAGAGCCTTTACACCTCTGGTAAACCAAAGTACTTCACATCTCCCTAAAGGATCTGTAACACCTGCTCTAGCGAGATAAGCATCTCCATCTACATCATTAAACCCCAAACTAAATCTAGACCAATCACCAGATCTCTTTAAACTCTCTACTCTATCATTTATGGTTTTTACGGTAGTATTAGAAACAAAGATGCCATTCTCGTCTTGGAGACGATTGATGTATGATTTTACTTCATTTTGGATGCCATAGTATTTCATTAGAC